AGAAGCCCGACCCGGCAATGCCGCTGCCGTACATTGCGCTGTACGTAACTGAGTCGATCACTAACTGGGACGACGGCGAGATCAACGAGGATCGCTCTGCCCTTAACATGGTGGTGCTCGATGAGTCCAGCCACCGCCGGTTCGGATTTGAATGGACTTGGGTTAGCAAGTACCGGGTGCTGGAACTTGAGTTGTTGGAAGACGACGGCGAAGGCAACGTCAAGTACGGTAATTACCGCCAAGGCGTGTTCGAGACCAACGGCGGCGGCTCGCCGGCTTACGTCGAGTCCGACATGCAAAATCCCAAGGTGCGTGGCGGCATGTTGGCGGAAGTGCCGTTCGTGTTCATTAACACCAAAGACTTGGTGGCAAACCCCGACAAGCCGGTTGCATTGTCGCTGGCGGAGGCATGCCTTGCCATCTACCGCGGCGAGGCCGACTACCGCCAAAACCTGTTCTTGCAGGGGCAGGATACGTTGGTAATCGTCGGTGACATCAAGAAGGCCGCCGACCCCAACGAATTGGCTAGCACGGACAGCGGGCCGCTGCGCACCGGCACGGGGGCTATGATCCACCTTGAAGGCGGGTCAGACGCCAAGGCCGAATACATTGGTGTTAACAGCGAAGGCTTGCCAGAACAGCGCACAGCGTTGGAGAACGATCGGCTGCGTGCGCAAGGCAAGTCTGCGGCGTTGGCAGCCGACGCCAGTGACAGCAACGCCAGTGGCGAGGCCTTGCGCACGCGCGTGGGCACCCGCACGGCATCGCTGAACCAGATCGCCAAGACCGGCGCGGCTGGCCTGCAATGGATCTTGCAGTGCGCGGCTAAATGGGTGGGCGCCGACCCCGCACAGGTGGTTGTTACGCCGAACCTTGAATTCGCCGACTTCCAGCTCGACGGTGCAACCCTTACGCAGCTTGTGGCGGCCCGTGTTGCAGGCGCCCCGCTGAGCAAGGAAAGCATTCACAAGCTTATGGTTAAGGGCAACCTCACCGAGCTTGACTTCAAGGCTGAAATGGAGCTGGTCGACGCCGAGCGTGAGGAAGACATGGCCAACGCGCCGCCGGCTGGCACGACCGCGGGCGGCAACCCCGTCCCGGCGCCCACCAACAACGGCGCCTGATTGTGGTCATGCTCCCCACGGTAGGCCCGATGTCGTCGGTGAACGAGCGTCTTGTGGCGCTCGAAATCATTCGCCAAGTGTTGCTGCTACGCTTCAGCTTGCATGTGCGCGGGTTGGTGGTCAAGGCGGTGAACGACACCGAGCAGCCCGTGGCAGCCCTTATCAGGGATTCGCTGCGCACCGATGCAGGCTTGCGCGACCCCGCACAGGTGCGCAAGTTGGACGCGCTTATCGCCCGGCTCAACTCGCTACGGCAACCCGCATGGGAAGCCGGGCGCGTGGCTGCTGAGGAACAGCTCAAGCAGCTTAGCGAAGCCGAGCCCGAAGACCAGCGCGACATGTTCGGCTTCCTGTTGCCGGGGGTTAGCCTTGTGCTGCCCACGCTGATAGGGCTAGCGGCGGGGGCGGGCAGCACGCCGTTCCAAGGCCGCCTGCTACGCCAGTGGTTCGACGACGCGCAGAACGACGACGCCAAGCGCATCAAGCAAGCCATCTACACCAGCGCTGCGCTGGGCGAAAGCCCCGCCAGTGTGGCCAGGGCGGTTGTCGGTAGTGCCGCGGCGCGCGGCGCCGATGGGGCGACGCAGGTCAGTCGTAACCACATTGACACTATCGTACGGTCGGCCACGGTGCACTTCAGTGCCTACGCCCGCGACCAGTTCTACCGGGCAAACGCAGCCGCGCGTTACGCACCCCTGCCGCCGGGCACCCCAGGCGCCCCTATAGGCGTTGTCCCGCAGTTTGGGGCTGGGGACGCTGCAATGGCCGAGGCGGCGGCCCAGGCTGCCCGTGCCCGTGCCGCGGCAGGCCTGCCGCCCGCTAACGCTGTCGGGGTGCGCCTGTTTCTGTACGAGCAGTTCGTGGCGGTGCTTGACGGGCGCACCACCAAGCTTTGCCGCGGTTTGGATGGCAAGCGCTACCGCCTTGGCATAGGCCCAATCCCGCCCTTGCACTTGAACTGTCGTTCAATGCGCATCCTTGTGCTGCCGGAGACCGTTGGCGGTCCACAGTACGACCCCGGCAAGTACGGGGATTGGATCCGGCGCCAGCCGTTCGAAGTTAAGGCCATGTTGCTGGGCTCGACCAAAATTAACAGACTTAGCGATGACGACCTTGCCGAAGCCGCATTCAAGGACTACGGTGCTAAGCCTATGAGCTTGAAGGAGGTGCGTGAGGAAGCGCGCCGGCTTATGGCATCATATTAACCGGAAGGAAAACACATGACCAAGCGTAGCATTCTCCTTGCAGCCACGTCCACCCTGCTAATGGGGCCGGGCCGTGCGTTTGCAATCGCAGGGGTGGTGGACAGCCTCGACGACGTGCCCGAGGCGCTGCACACCGAGTACGTCCAGCAGGGCGACAAGTACGTGCTGCAAGTCACCGGCATGAAGCCCCAAGCCGAGTTCGACGTGTTGCAGCGCACGCACAACACCGTCAAGACCGAGCTGTCCGGCCTGAAGACCAAGATTCGCGACACGTTCGGCGACGAGAAGTTCGAGGACGTGCGCACCAAGCTCGACCGCATCCCGGAGCTGGAAGCTACCCAGGGCACGCTCGACGACGAGAAGATCAACACCATCGTCGAAGCGCGCGTGCGCACCAAGGTGGCACCGATCGAGCGTGAGCGCGACACGTTCCGCACCCGCGTGGGCGAACTCGAAGGCACGGTGGGCGAACTCACCACCAAGGAAAAGAAGCGCCTGATCCGCGACAAGGCGCGTGAGGCCGGCACTGCCGCCAAGCTGCGCCCCGAAGCTATGGAGGACTTCCTCCTGCTCGCCGAAACCGTGCTCGAAGTGCGCGACGACGACAACGAGGTTGTGGTCAAAGACGGCACCGGGTTTACGGCAGGCGTGCAGCCGGCGGTGCTGCTCAGCGATCTCCAGCCCAAGCGCCCGCACTGGTGGGGTGACAGCTCGGGTGGCGGTGCTTCCGGCAACCGCGGTGGCGGCTCGCCGTCGACCAACCCGTTCAGCTTTGCCGGCTGGAACCTGACTGCTCAGGGGCAGCTCATGGAAACGGATCCCGCCAAGGCCGAGCAGATGGCAAAGGCGGCTGGCCACACCAACGCAGCCACGGCGCGCAAGCCGGCAGCACCCGCCGGAAAATAAAATGCTTGCGGCGACGGTGGGAGCGTGTTAGCCCTCAACCTCAAGGTAGGGGCTGTGCCCGCCTGTCGCCGCAACCGACCCCGAGCCTGTGGCTGGGTCTAGTTTGGCAAACCAGATCCATCCATAGGAGCAAGTCCATGCGCACGCGCGCCAGCATTCTCGCAAGCACCGTTCTCAGCGCCGGCCCCGCCCGCGCTTTCGCCACCGGCGTTACCCGTATCGCCGACGTGGTCGTCCCCGCCCGCTTCACGCCGTATGTGCAGCAGCGCACCCAGGAGAAGTCGCGCCTGATCCAGTCGGGTGCCGCGGTGGTCGATGCCACCCTGAGCGCCAACCTGTCCGGCGCCGGCCTGACCTTCAACGAGCCGTCGTTCAAGGATCTCGACAACGACGCCGAGAACGTGTCGAGCGACGATCCCACGGTGCAGTCCGCGCCGAAGAAGATCGGCACCGCCACCGAGATCCAGGTTCGCCTGTCGCGCAACCAGTCGTGGTCCAGCATGGATCTGGTCGACGCCCTCGCCGGCGTGGACCCTATGGACGCGATCGCCAATCTGGTCGGCGGCTACTGGGCACGCCGCATGCAGGCCGCATTCGTGGCCACGATGAAGGGCGTGTTCGCCGACAACGACGCGGCACCGACCGGCGGCGACACGCACACCGCGGGCGATATGACCCGCACCACGGCGGCGCTCAATGCCGGTGCGTACCAGCAGGGCGTGACCGACTTCGGCGGCAAGAACTTCATCCAGGCCACGCTGACCATGGGTGACTCGATGGGCGACCTGACGCTCATCATGATGCACTCGATCCCGTATGCCACCGCGCTCGCTAACAACCTGATCACGTTCAAGACGCAGTCGGACAACACCAACTCGATCGAGATCCCGACCTACCTGGGACGGGAAGTCATCGTCGACGACGGTGTGCCGTTCAGCGGCGGTTTGTTCGAAACGTGGTTCTTCGGTCGCGGCGCGCTGCGTATCGGCCAGGGCTCGCCCAAGGTTCCGACCGAGGTCGATCGCAAGCCCGAGAACGGCAACGGCGGCGGGCAGGAGCTCCTGTACAACCGCACCGAGTGGACGATCCACCCGGTCGGCCATGCCTACATCGGCACCACGCCGAACGGCGGCCCGGCCAACGCCGACCTCCAGGCCGCGGCAAGCTGGCGCCGGGTGTTCCCGGAACGCAAGCAGATCAAGATCGCTCGCCTTATCACCCGCGAGTTCTAAGCGGCGCGGGGCACTCGAAAGGGTGCCCCCGTTTGCTTGGCCTGCTACACAAGGAACAGCTCCATGAGCGACAACAAGATCCTCGATGCCCTGCGCAAGCTGGACGTTGGCAACGACAACCACTGGACCGCCGATGGCCAGCCGCGGCTCGAAACCGTGAAGATGCTGGCGGCCGACCAGTCGATCAACCGCGAGGCCGTCGAAGCCG